GCCTGCTTTCATGCAGACTTTTGTACCAACAAAAGGGTTTGCACCATCCAATACCAGTATCGGGACCGTAATAGCGTAAGCATTGAGCGCGCCATTATCATTGGAATAAGTCCAAAACTGGTTAGTCAAGTCATTGCCCATAACAGCAAGCGAAGGGTTTAAGACAATGAAGTTTGTACCATCATAAAGCGCATGATAAATGCCGCCTGATACAATGCCGCTGCCATATAAAGGCGTACTGGTTTCAAGCGTGTTGACCATCAGGTTGACAGCACCAAGTCCGTCAACATCCAACGTTGCAAATTGTCCATCAACTGTATTGGTATTGCTGGAATCGGCAGTAAACGAAATGATCTGGCCTGCTTGATAGGATGTTAAAGGCGGCGTCAAGGAAAGCGTATACACATTCGCGCCCGTTGTTACAGTCGTCCCGTAAATAAAAGACTGGTCTTGTATTTGTTGGGCAGTGACACTGCCCCCGCCGCCTGGTGGGACATAATATTCAAGCGTAGTAAATGTGTCATTTGTAAAAGTAAAAATACCGTGTCCGTCACTTGCATAACAAAGCACAATATCAGACGGCAGCCATGTCCATGCGCCACCATTTGCCTGCGTAATGTTTGCTTCTTCATCCAAAACATAATTGGCGGTAATAACATCTGCCAGTGTGTCCGTTGTCGTCAACCGGACAATGGCCACATTGACGCCTTGGTCGCGTGTGATCTCAGTAATTGGCATAAATAAAATTCCTTTTTAGATAGACACGTATTCAGTAATAATGACAATGCCGGCAGTGCCAGCGCCCCCTGCTTGGCTTGTGCCGCCGTTCCATGAAACACCGCCGCCGCCGCCTGAACCATAATTTACAGCGGCCTCTCCTGCTGTACTTGCAGACGCTGCAAGCCCCCTTCCACCGCCGCCATATTTTGAAGAACCGCCTTGTCCTCCAACAACAAACACTGTCGTCAATGTTGTACCGACACCCGTAAACCCTGGCGCACCTACTGAAACCACGTCCCCAGTGCCTGCAATACCACCCAGGCCGCCACGGCCGCTGCCAGTAGTAGGCGCACCCGTACCGCCTGTGCCACCTTTACCAACGCAAATTGTTCCAACACTCGTATCGCCCCCATTGCCGCCAGGATTATTACCAGCAGCGCCTGGTGTACCGCCTGCACCAATCGTAACAGTTTGGGATGCACCAATTGTTGCGGCAGTAGAGACAATTTTGGAATAACCGCCTGACCCTCCCCCGCCGCCTCCGCCGGCTTGACCCGCAGAGGAAGCAGCCCCCCCTCCAGCGCCCCCGCCGCCTACCGCTTCTATATCGCAATATTTCATGCCAGTAGTAGGCGTATAGGTCCCGCTTCCCGTAAATACTTGACGTATGACCCTCGTAATAGGCGGGCTTGCAGACCAAAAAGGTGTCGTGCTTGGACCTGACAATAAGGCCAATCCTGCTGTTGCTGTTCCTGCCAATATTGCCAAGGTCGTTGCGTTTGAGTAAACAATGCCGCCATTGCTGGCGGTCAATGATGCTCCAGTACCACCACGGGTCAGTCCTAATTGTCCTGTCCAACCTAAGGTAAGGGAAACCGCCTGTAATAATGCCGTTGCGGGTGTCCCGCCCAATGTTAAGGTAACGTTCGTATCATCGGTCTTTGTAAGGGCCGCTGGAGTGGGAAGTTGAGACGTGGTCGCCAATGTTCCGCTCGTTGGGAATGTAACATTGGTAATGCCCGTATAGGTCTGCGTGACAGCAAACGCACCCGCCGTTGTAAAGGCTGATGCAAAATTAAGGTTGCCTGCATAAGTCGCCGTATTAGCTCCATTATTGACGCCTGTGCCACCGCGCGTACCGGCCAATGTGCCTGTCCACCCTAACGTCAAAGAGACTGCTTGCAATAAAGCTGTGGCCGGTGTTCCGCCTAACGTGAGCGTAATGTTTGTATCGTCGACTTTAGTGAGGGCGGCTGGAACAGGCAGCGCGGCGGTCGTTGCAAGTGTCCCGCTTGTCGGAAACGTTATTGCCGTATTTCCTGTAAGAGTGGCCGTAAAGGTAAAGTTACCGATAAAAGTAAGCTCACCGCCTAGCGTAATTTTCGGCGTGCCAATTGCATTGATCGTTGTCATCGTCCACGTTCCTTGTTAAACGACAGTAAGCGTCCCTATCACTGATCGCGCAATAAAGGTCAAGTTTGTCTCAACACATAAAAGCTCGATTTGGTCATAGCGGTTTGTCGATGCCACGCTGCCAAATGACGGCGTTGCAACAACGTTTGATATAATCACGGTCTGGCCAACATTAAAATCCAACAACCAACCGCCTGCGCCCCAACCTGAAATCGATACCCGCTCCCCTACATCACATAAAAAGGGCAGCGTAAAAGTAATCAGCCCTGCATTGTTGGTGATATAACCAAAATTGGAACTCATTAATTGAGTAGTAGTTGTTACAACAGCCCATTGAAGGGTAGAAGGGGTCACGCCAAGCGGAAAACGGACGTTTTGGCCATTATCAAGTCCAACAGTTTCGGCCAATGTAGAGGGGTCTGCATCGTCAATAAAGTCACTAAATTTTTTTGTCAATACCATTTTTTATACTCCGCAGTCCGTTGCAAAGCACCAATAACATTTACGGCAATTGCAGCAATGATACGCCAACTTGCGCGGTTTCGACACTGTCAATAAAATGCAGAACATCACCGCCTGAAACATATAATGAACCAGGGCGAAATTGTTGATTATAAGTATCAGCAACAACCCCGGCCGTAGGAGCAGTTGCCGTACTATTTAATGATACCCAAACAGAGGCATTGTTCGTATAGTTGAAATGCGCCCGATATCGTATTGCTCGATCACCAGGGACTGTCCATGTTAATTCTGTATTTAAGGCCAATTGCATCATCGCGCCTGTATCACTAAACGGATAACAGTCTTTAAAATTGTGTTGGTATTTTGTCGCCATAGTAAAACTCCTAAATTAAATCCCTAAATTGGCATTGGCCGTATAATGATAAACAAGTATCCCCTCAGGAAAAGCCGCTGCTTGGGCCAAAGAATGAATAACAGCAATGGTATTGGGCAAAAACATTATTGATCTTTCGCTAACAAATTCTTGTGTCCATAAAGAAGAGCCGACCACGGCATAACCGCTTGAAGCACCAGTATTAAAAATATTAACACTGACATTGTCTACCGCCGCACTTTGAGGACTATAAAGATGAACAATAGGACTGGCGCGTTTGATCGTATTAAAAACAATATCAAACCCTCTGGCATATTCATTGATAGGAGATGAACCGAACACAAGCTGTTCTGCAAACCTCACACCTGTAAATGTCACAGTCCCATTGGGTACAAAAGGGTCATAAGAAGATTCATAATAAAATTGACACTTTTGCAATGACTCATCAAAGGTTTCCGGCTGAACAGCTATAGCAAAATCATTTCTGACTAATGATATTTCATGAAACAGGATTTTATCGGCAGTGGCTGTTTCATCCATATTGTCCAAAGTATAAAACATGATGCCTAATGTCATATTGCCATTGGTCGAAGCCGGCAATTGAAATTGATTAAATATTAGTTCCTGTTCAGTCCCGTCTAACGTATAAAGCGGGCTGTTTAATGCTTCAATAAATGTATAACCGCCAGCCAACACCGGTTCACCATTGGCCGCCCATGATGCTATGGGGTCAGTTTGTGATATGGTATTAGGCAGTGCTGCCCGATAAAACAACTTGATCTTACAATCGACCGTTGTTCCATGAGAAGTAACAAGCTTTACTTTTGCAAGCGTTGATAATTTTTGCCCCCAATATGGGCTTATTATTTTAGGGTCAATATATTGCACAAGGGCAAACTTATTAGCAGGTGTCACCGCTTTTACTTCAAAAGCAAAATTGTCTGCAAATGTTGCACGTCCAACAGCAACATTATTTCCCGCTGCTGAGGCAACAAAATTTTGCATGATCACTAATGTACAGTCTGCTGTATAGGTATTAGTTGCCACATTGCTTGAAACAGTTGTACGAAACTGCCAAGGGTTTAATGGAAAATTCCAGCCAGCCAATATGCTAGACTTGGGCTGCAATAAAATAGAATTTTTGTAAACATGAAAAGTATGGTCTATTTCACGTTCTTCGGTTTGCTGTTGATAAAGCGGAATATCGGTGTCAACATCAAAGTCACCGGGTAAAGGGTTGCCCTGTCCGACTAATTGAATATTAGTAATATCAATTGCACCATCTGGCGGCAGCACTATGTCAATATCAACATAGGCAGAATTGCTTAATGTCGCATTATCATCACTCTCATTATCTACCGCATTTTTAACAACAACAAAATTGCCCGTTGTTAAGAGAACAGGCGGAATTAGGACTGTCGGTGTGCCCGCATTAGGCACATAATTAGCGGAAATAGTTTCATTGCTTCCCTGCGCCCGGGCAGTAAATTGCAATGAAATTGCACCATTTGCCCATATAGCACCGTTATGGTTTAAGCGTTGAAAAAGCGTGGCCTCAGTCCAACCGCTATTATCAATGCGGAGTGCAAAAGGCGGGTTTCCCACAATGCCAGAGTCCGCTTGTAATATTAATTGCGTCAAGGTCGTTGAACCTGCGCCGACGAGTTCCAAAAACCAACCCGGCGCAATGTCATGGATGCCTGCTGTAGTGATCGTGACGGGCGAGACAAAATCAATGACGCTAAATTGCGGGTTCGTGGTCTGGTTTTCGCTGGATAAAATAGAAAGGTTATTACTAGGTTCACCGCCTTCACCAGGCACAAAATTATTGATTTCCCAAATAAGCGGGTCGCTTTGAGAAAGCCCCTGCCGTATTTCAATCCGATAAACCAATGACGGGTCAAAATAGAGATTATCTGGCAGCGTACCGCTTGGCTGAAATTGAACAACATTTCCAGTCCATACAATCGTGCCTTGCGGGTCACGATAAACATTTTGCGGAAGATAAGGCAATGTGTTCGTCAGAAAATGGGCATAATAAGTATCATTTAATGGCAGTCCAATATGGTCTACCATGTACCATATGGGGTTTGGCGCGCGTACAAAGCTCATTCTTGCATTCCTTTTAAGTGACCTTCTTTCCTATTCTGTATAACGTTTTTGCTATTAAATACAGTTTACGCAATCCAGTAGATGACTTTTCTAATTCCTTACGGTTCTCAACTATTTTCTTATTGATTGAGGCTATTTCTTTTTTGAGGGAAAACATACTTTTTAATGAAATATTTTTTTTCTTTGATTTTTCTTTTAATTCATTCATGTGCTTTTCAAGCAATATATTTTCATTCTCTATTTCTTTTATTTTAGATTCATGGCTATTAATTTTTTCTTCCAGATCTTTTTTATTTTTTTCATAAGATTTATTTTCTGTAGAAATATTTTGTGCATTAGAATAATTTTCTTTTGCTTGTTTAATATGACTTTTTGACGTATTAATCATTCTTAATGCTTCATTTCTGTTTTCAATCATTTTTTGAATATCAGGAACATGAGCCAAATATTCTCTTGTTAATTCGTTTGGATTGTAAATTTTTGATGGAGAAATTTTTTCATATCGCTGTCCAATAACATGCTTTAACGCTTGAGGGTCAGATTTTATAATATTTTTTATAATATCCATTCCAGACACATTCCCGCGCATAGAGCCAATCATATCAGTCTGAGACATTCTTTCTTCGTTCATTATTTTGTGATAAACAGGGTTTTTATATAAAGGTACAATATTATTTTTCCAGTAACTTTTAGCATCTAATAAATTATTAAAATCATCTTCTCCAATATTTTCCTTAAGGACGGATTCCATTTCTTTTAATTTTTCTTTTGCTTCATCACCTCTTTTTTTCCATTCTGCCTGTTCATCTTTTAATAAACCAGGTTTATAGGCTTTTTCATAAGCTTTTCTCATGTATCCATTGACAGTTTGATAGGCTTGTACATAATCATTGGCCGGAATAATTTCTTGAGAACCTGCCTTTAAAATTTGATCTCCCAAAGCTTGTATTGCCTTGGTGTTTTTTTCCATTCCACCGCTTTCCTGAATCAATTTAACTATATTATTATTTAGTTCTTTTACTTTGTCCGTATTATTAATAATGATATTTTTATCCGATAAATCACCTTTTAGTGCCTCAAATTTTTGGTTTCCTTCCTTGAATAAAGAATTGATTACCTTTTTAACTGTTTGAGCAACACGAACATCATGGGCTGAACCTTGTTCTAAATGCTCAGATAAAGCTGACTCAAGTTCGTTAGATAAATTTTTAGCTGTTTCATGTTGCGTTTCTGCATTAAAAATATTTTTCTTTTGATTTTCAAGTTCCATTTCAGATATTTTTAAGGAAGGCTTGGAAAGTGAATTTAATGCTTGGTCAAGTTGATTATGTTCATCTTTTAATTGTAATATTTTATTGTTTTGTTCATTTAATCGATATTTCATTCTTGCAGAATCAGACATGTTTACTTTTTCTTTTGCTTGATTAACTGCTTCATTATAAATATCTACATTTTTTTCATGTTCATCCATCAATTTTTCTAATTCATCTTGCTTCTTTTCTTTTAATAATTGTAAATTTAATTCATTTTCTTCAACTAAACGATTGGACTTTCCAATGACCTTAGAAGCAATGGCTTTCCCAGCAGAAACAGCGCCTTTTGTAGATGCTTTGCCAAATGGAAATAAAATAGGCAGATTTGCAGCTAACTCACGGACTGCTTTATCACTTTCATTTTGGATGCCGCCAACAAATTTTTCTTGATATTTTTCAACAGGAATTTGCGGAGTATATTGATTTAAAAAATCACCTGCCTTTTCTGAGCCTAAACTAGCAATATAAGACGGAAGATCAATTACCATATTGGCCGCATTAAAAGGAATACCGCCAACACCTGCTGCTATATTTTTTATCGCCTTTCCAGGCTCGCTAAACAATTGATTTAATAAAGCTGGCGTACCTTTTGTAACACTGCCAAGAATATTTTCACCTGTTTTTAAAGCATCACTGGATAATTTTTCTAAGGGTCTATTTAAAAATTGATTACCTGTTGCTTCTTCTATTGTTTTCATTTGATTATAACCAGGTATGACACCTAATACCGTATCAAACAATCCAGCAGGGATTGTTTTTCTTCCCAGTGTTTTTTTTACAATATTCTCTAATGATGAAGATTCAGGTTGATCGTCAGCAAGCACCCAGTCCGAAGATGGATTTTTAGTTTCTGGTTGATCTTTTGCCAATACCCAATCAGACATTTATGAAGCCCCCGTTAATTTTTTTGCCTCATCTTCAGATACATATTTAATTTCACCTGTTTTTTTGTTCATTATCTTTAAAGTTTTTTGTTTTTTCATAAATGATGGAAGTTTTAAATTTATATCTTTTCCTGTAATATCTTTATATTGACTTGCTAGTGAATTATATTCATCTATAATATTTTGTTGAGATTCGTCAAGCATTCCGTAATTATAATTCTCTGATTTCCATTCGCTTGGTTTTATTTTTTCAGCCCATTTAACAGATTGAATACCGCCTCGCTGTGAAGCATAACGTCCAATTTCAGCCTGCATTTTTCCTGTAATCGTACTAAATTTACCAAGTGCCGGATTATTAGATAGATTAAACTTAGTTGACAACCCAGAACCTATACCTGTTAGATTAGGGTTTTCATTTAATATACTTGTTGCATCATTAGTTAAATTTGAAAGATTAATTAACGACCTTATTTGATTTTTTATCTTGTTTCCTTCCTTATTTCCTTCTACATTTTCAGATACAGTTGTCCTGGTTTTTATTTCTCTTTGCATTTTTTCTTCTGGCGTCTCGCCTGCTCGCCTAGCTTGCAAAATCTTTTCTTTTAATAAATCCATTCTTAAATCACGTAATGCAGCAGCATTACTAGTTAATCCTTTATGATAATTAGCAAGTTCCGCTAATTTTTGCAGTTCAATGTTTTTATTAGTATCAAACTGTGATTGTTGTTGTTCCAAAGTCTGTTGACGATATTTTTCCATAGCCTTACGTTCTTGGATTTTTTCAAGATAGCCCATAACATCTTTGAACATGTCATTGCTTGGCATAGGGATAGGAGAAAATACAGGATTCATAATTTATTCCTCATAAAAATGACATTACAATGACATTATGCCGCCAGCAATGCCTAACAAATTTAACAAATTATTAGCGCCCGCTGTATCCTGACCATATTTTGCCTTTGCCATCTCGCCGCCAACATCCAATGAACCTTCAGCAAGTTTGCCTGCCATTTTTGCCCCTTGGCCATAAATGTTTTGGCCTATGCCAAGGCCGGCCATGAATTTTTGCATAAGATTATTTAAAAATGATTCTCTGTCTTTATTCATGATCTGTGATGCTGAATTTTGAACATTGCTAAGCGCTGTACTGCTTCCCATAAGCCCCATGCTGCTGGCTGCGTCTAATCCTGCATTTTTTGCCGTATCCATTTCTTGCAGGGCATAAGGCGAGGTTTTATAGGATTCCGTCCATTTTTTTAAAAGCTCAACAGGGTTTAATAATTGGTTTTCAGCGCCCGTTAATATTGGCAATTGGCCTTTGGCAGCATCCATAAATGGCGAGCCAATACCTAATGCTTGCTGCCAATAATTTTGCAATTCTTTGGATGCGTCTTTGTAAGGACGGCCGGGATTAATAATGCTATCAATAATACCCATGCCTGGAATTGAACTTAAATCCATTTTTTCATCCCCCTAGCTTATTTAGCTTTGTTTCAAGCACTTTATGAGCATCCATAATTTTATCAAAGCTATCGTTAATATGGTCGATAAAATTGTTAAAGAAATCCTTTAACTCATCAAACGGCACGGTGTCTAAACTTGTGAGCTTCTTATCAAGGCCGCCGACAACTTCTTGTGTTTTTGTGGTGTTGTAATTAATAATGTCCACGGTATCGGCAAACCATTGCTCTAAATATTTCGTGTCGAATTCCTTAAATTTAGCAAGCTCCACCGCTTGATCTCCTTCTTGACATGGTTGCGCCCAATACAACAACTGGCGAGGGACTAACACAAACCAATTTATAACAACGGTTTCGCGATGTATCCAATTGATACCAACGCATGCGCCATGAATAAACGCCTAGCTGGCTAAATTCTTTAACATCTGCCGGTAAAAAACTGACGCCGCCATCATCTGAAAAATAAAGCTCAATGTGCGGCTTAAATAAATCATTATAAATAGGTTCATTTAATTGCGGTACGTTGCCCGCCTCTGTAATAAGATATTGAGGATTACCATTGACCGTCTCATCATCAATAATATATTGCGGTTCACCATCAATAATATCTTGGGCAATAATAAATTCTGCATTTGCAAAAGGTGATTCAGAATAAACAGAAAGGTTTTCTCCCCATACAAAATCAATTTGCACCCATTCTGTTAAAAACTCGCCATAGTCAGATAAAAATATAAGCTGGGAAACGCGCTCATATCGAAAAGGTTCTCGAATATAAGAATTAGCTTCCTGAGGGTTTACCCTGTCAGGGTTTGATCTTTCATTATCATAAAATTGTCCCGACATTTCATAGACTGTTGTATCACCAAGCACCGTCACAAAGTGCGTATTATTGAAAAAAACATGTTTTTGTATTCTGTTTCGCTCACCGTTTTTTTCAATGACACGATGCCATGTTTTCGTATCAAAATTATATTCAATGCTGTTTGCATCTGTTTGAATGTCTAAAATGCCATAATCATGGTACTTGCCAGCAGAAATGCGATAAAAAATTGTATTTTCCCACTGATAAATAAAACCTTCCGCATTTCCTGATAAAAAAGGGCTTTCCTTGCCAATAATAAATTGCCTTATTTCACGCTGAAACAAGATATCAATGGCTTTTGTGCTAATTGGTTTGGGCGCTTGTCCAGTCGTTGCAACAATTTGTATAAGCCCTTCACTGTTTTGAGCACACCAAACCATTGTTCCAAAACCAATGGCCAAGGAACGACTGTTTAATATTCCATAGTCCCAATTATAAGAGGTGTTTTTTTTCCATGGGAACGTACTAAATGTTCCGTCTGGCAATGGTATTACAGAGGGGCTGTTTGACCATATGCCCGTTGTATAATCAGTAAAGATATAAAGTGTGTTATAAAGCACACCAAATTGACGGACAATACCTGATTCTTGTGCAAAAAGCGCACCGCCAGAAATGGTAAAACTTGTGGCAGGGTCAAACGCATTGCCGCCTAAATTGATTTTAGACAACCTAAATTCAGGGCTATTATTGCCTGCTACTACAATCCTGTTTCCAAATGTTGCTATATATTTAGGGGACGCTGGCAAATTAGTATCGGTAATAATGCTAAATTGCCCAGTGTCTTCGCGATAAACATATAAATGCTGGCCATCCACAAAACAAGCAAAAGTAATGCTTGGTGTGACGAGAAAACTAAAAAAAATCTCGCCAGTAAAGGTAGTAACAAGCCCGTTTGAAATATCGACTTGATTGTATTGCTTGTCTACCCGAATAATTGAATTTTCAACAACATAATAAGAATAATTAATACTCTTAAATGCACCTCGAGGTTCTTCCGAGAAAACCAGACGATTAACACCAAGATAATTAATGTGCCGTCTTCCCATGACAGGATACATGGCGACTTTTTTCTTACCAAAGTCACTTTTTACCAGATACCAATTGGCACAATCTGATGGATTAAATTGCTTAAACCGTTGTTGGTCATAGTAACCAATGATAGGGCATGTTTCGATGTTGAAATCATTGCGTTCTATCATTGACTGTCCTTACTATACAATTCATCTTCAGATTCCTGCCCTGACTCGCCAAGCCCCATTTAAATAGCTCTCTTGCTGTGTTTCAATAACAAGATTGACAGGGCTTGCTGCTTCCATTTCTTTTTTGGCTTCACGGTATTCATCCTCTAAGTTTTTTGTCCACGCAAGCGAACGCCCTTTATAAAAAGAGAGATCTTTTGCAACAGCAAATTTAAAATAACGCTGGTAATAAAGCGGTAAATAAGCCATGGTGTCATTTTCAGTGACAGAGAAAAGCTCAAACTTTCCAAAAACATGCACTTGATAAATTTGTGATGCAGCAGGATAAAACCGCATTCTTGTTACTTCAGTTTCGTTCACAATAACAACAAAGCGCGGCAAGCCAACTTGAGGGTCATACTTATAGCTTGAGAAAAAGATATTTCGGGATTCATCAATTAAAGGATAAGTCACACCATCAAGTTTTAACCAAGCGTTCTGCAAATTTGCTAGCCTTCCTGCTTGCGTAACATCAGGTGTTGGCACAACATCAGGCGAACCAAAGGTGATTTCTTGCTGAGCAATAGGCAAAGTGAAATTAATCTCTCTTGCTATTGTCGTCATTAATGCTGTCGCTGAATAATACTTGATAAGCTCATTAAGGAACTGCACGCCCTTCGCCATATCATTGCCTTGAAGGGGAACGGTAGGGGAGCTTGCACTGATTAACTGGTACGCATCTTCTATAAATCCCTTAACTGTTTGCGCCATCCTTTGCTTTCCTAGCCGGGACTTTTTGCCCGGAAATAGCAGGAACATCTTCTTTATTGGCAAACCATTCGCCAGAACCAATCAAGGCTTCGTATTCATCGTGACTGTTTGCCAGTTTTTGCCCTTTTGTCCCATATACAAAAGCGCGAAAATGTTCCCTGCTTATCCATCTGCCCTGATATAAAATGTCTGGAACATCAGGCTTTTTTTGTTTCATGGTCCTGCCTTGTAAGAAAAAGGGGAAGCAACTTCCCCTCAATGATTATGATAAAACAATGACCGCAAATTCAGGATTAGTTGCTTCACCGCCGATCACATCCAGACGATCTAATTGAATGTAATTGCGTATGTCTGCACCCAAAGAATAAGTCATCGCTAATTTGTAAAGATCACTATAAGTAGTTGTTGCATCCACACCGCCCTTCAATTCCTTTATCGGGGGGGCCGCAAATACGACCGCCTGGTTGTGAAATGCAATGCTGACATTATGGTCGTCAACCAGTAATATTTGCGCACCATTTGGAATGGACGCAGAAATATTCTGTCTAGCACCACTAATGACGATAGTAGGACTTACCGTAATATCAGCCGTACCGCCAACAGTTGAAATTACATCCGCTGTAACAACAAACTGGGCAGTCGTATCAAGTGAATCGTATGTTAATGGGTTGACCATAAACACGCCGCTTGCTTCATCAATGGTAATCAGGTCGCCTTTTTTGAAGACCAAACTTGATGCAACAACGCCGGTCACAGAAATGGTATTGCCACCCGTTATCGGGCCATTGGTGACTGTGCCGCCTAATTTGTAACCGGTAGGGGGCGCACCGCCTGCTTCTCCTAATCCTGCAATTTGTCTTCGCAAGAAATTAGTTTTGAAGAAATCAAACCCTGACAAGTGGCCAATAAAGCCGTCTAACAATGCCCCACGGTTGATGGTCATGTTGAAGACGTCTTTAAGATCAACAGCAAGGGCAGCGGCTGTTCTTGGCGGGACTGCAAAATAACGGTTTCCATCCTCTGGGATGCCAAGCTCTGTCATATAAGCATCAGCAAGGGTGACTGTGTTAAAATCAATCGGTACACCCGCCGTGCCTACATATTGATAGACGGCCGGTTGAAACCTTTCAGCTGCAATGAATTTTTCTACATCATTGGCCAAGGTCTTGGCGCGCGGGTTTAACATCATGTCTAAATAAGGCTGGTCCCTTGCACGGTCGAAAGTGAGTTCCATGCCATTGAATTCGACCATGGTATGAAATTGGGTATCGATGGTAAGGGGACGGATGACTTGCACGCGGGCTTCGCTTGTAGCAGTCGCACCACGGCCGCCTAAATATCTTTCTTCCAGACGATAATTAATGGTCTGGCCAGTTGCATACTTTAATCCTTTAAAGTCACCTTCAAGGTTTCTGTTTGCTATTTTTGCAAAGTTTAGATAATTGACAAAACGTACAAATACTTCGTCTAAGACATATTGTGATGTCTCGAATTGATTCGGCATGATTATTGCGCTCCATGCAATGAATAAACCAATGGCTGCAAAGCTAGCCAATCCTTGTTTAATAACATTGCTGAAGCGGAACAGCTTAAATACGCGCTTGACGGCAGACGGCGGGACTGCCCACTGAATACGCACCGTGATTAAAAATATAACTAATATTTGGCAACAATTCAAGCATACTAATTAAAGAACAGTTTTCAATAACTCCGCCCCATAAACAGAACCACCATCAAGTCGTGTGCGTATTCGTGAACGTCATGTGCGTATTCATGTAAGACAAAATAATAATACATTACATAATATGTAACATTATAACGAAATAGATCAACGTTTAGTCAATTATATATTTCTTATTATTAGCGATAAAGGAAATTATTGTTAGTAATAACTAATCATATTTTTTATTCTAATACCATTATTGTATTAAACCAACTAATCAGTTAGATTATGCATGGCGGTTGACGATACTAAGATTGGACAATGGCCAAAGTCCGAGAAGGCATACTAAATCTATATGGTTTAGATAACGATGCCCTAACAATTCTGAAGGGAAAATAGATCGCCAATTATGGTAATTGACGCAGTAGGGCTAGCTGCACTAGTGGTGGGTAGAAATATCAGTCCGAAATAATGTATGAGTCACGGTTGGCCACGTGATACCTTTACAGGTGAAGTTATTTCAAGGCATCGCAGGCTGGGCGCATGTGGGTTCGAATCCCACCAATTACCTATGCCAATGATTAATGGCAACTGAGACGTGCTTTGTACCACGTCCGCTCTGTGGCAAGCTGTCTGGTACGACAGTGGGAGCCAGTAGCGTGAGCGACCGTACCATGAAATTGCTCAAGCCGTGAGACTCGGCCAGTTGCCAATTATTAAGAAGATAAAAGATGACTGAAATTGATTCAACTTACGAAATATATCGCTTTGCTAAACGATTAATTGAAAGAGCTGAGGCTTGTTGCGAAAAAGACCATAGTGGTGAACCGCTTTTTAAAGACTTGGAAGAAGTCATTAAAACTTTTGATAGTCTAGGTCAAGGTTATGCAGAACGTTATGAGAAGGAGAAACAAGATGCCGCTGTTTAGATTTCATCGTGGTGGTCTTGCGGATTCATTACAAACTACCATCTTAGTTAAAAACAAAAAGGAACTGCGTCAGGCAGTAAAGCAACATATTTCTGAAGTTTATTATATGAATTCCCCAGATGACTTTGAGTTAGAAATTTCCCCTTACCCATCTGAGGGAAATAACTTTGATTCGCGTATTGGATGGTTTACTTACATGGTGGCATTAACTATTACCTGTCCTGATAATGCAAATGTAAAAAGTATTTATGCTTCACCTATTGGGTTTTTAAGTGAACCATTTAAGGAATAAGATGATGAAGCCTTTACTTGAAGGGCAACCTAACTTAGGTTACATGAAAGAAAAATTAAAGATAATGATTTGTGGAGAGTGAGATTAATGGCCGAAGATACTTTGTAACAGGTAATAATAATTTCGACTGTGCGCGGCGCCGCGGGAGGTTGATTGTAAAATGCCGATGATATACAAGGGAAAATAGGCCACCAATTTATGGGATGGGAGCGCAGGATAACTGCGTGGCTTTCTTAGGTGCGGGAGGTGTCGGAAATACACCGTTGATCGTGAAAGCCGCCAATTCACCTACTTGGCTTTACAGTGTACAGGCTGTAACATCCCACCAGTTTTATGGCAATCGTCGTCTAAATAAGGACACAGTGTCACTGTCAAAGACAAATGCTGAAATGCCAGTAGTCAATCTGGCCGATTGCCACCTAATTTAATAGAGAAAATTAATGGATGAAGTAAAAGATTTTCATATAAAGCAACATCGTAAAAATGTTGAAATGTATGATGCTGGTATAAGAACCGGCATACGGTTTACTTTAGACAAATTATTTGCAAATTTTCCTAATGTAGATGTAGATGCTTTGGTTGAAGAAACTTATAAAGAATATTCGGGAATATAATAAGGGACACTGATGAAAGAACCCCCAGAAATACAAAAAGAAATAAACTATCTATTAAACAGCCATCATGAATTAATAATAGCATTAAAGAAAAATAATGATGGACTACAAGAAATGAATTTACTTATGAGAGACTTAATACAGGCAATAAACAGGGCACTCAGTAAATGAATAATTTTAAGATAGTTGAAATACGAGATCGAGCAACATTCATTCCTGCATTGGCCATGAGAATGATACCTGAAAATGGAATACAAGAATTATTATTTAATGAAATAGGTTATCGCTCATCAAGTGACCCATGTATTATTTTAATGGCATTAGCACAACCGTCATTAGCTTCAAAGCATTCTGATGAATGGGGAAATTGTTCACCCCGTACTATGCCAACAGCCCACAAATGGATAGAGGAAAATTATGATGAAATAGAGGACTGTCAGGTCATTGATGTTGAATATATTTTAAAAGAAGTAGACAAGCCTTGTCTGTCCTTGAGGGAAGAACGAATAGATGAAATGCTCACATCAGATATGAGTGAGGAAAGTAAACTATTACAGATTTCTACTTTATATCTGCACGGATTAATAAAAGATGCTGAACATTTAAGAAAATATTCTGCATGGGATTGTAGAATATGCGGGAAAAGAAGGTTTGATAAATTCATCAGTGTTGTAGTGCATAAAATTGATTTCGGTACTTTTACTCATACTCACAATGTTAAGTATTGCAATGACAATGTATCTTGCAAAGCCCAAGCATTAGTAAAATCGAATTGGATTAAGGAGTAATTAGCATGATCTTATTCATGCTAATCCTCATCACAAATCTCAAAATACATAGCCAATAAAAGGCCAATTAACAGCATCTTAAAAGCCGACCAATGAAAAAACAGGCTTAAAACAAACGAAATTGTGATGCCAAATATTAAAAACATGTTTTTTTCCTCGTATTTTTATGTTATAAGTACGTCAATTTTGATAATTGTTAATTAATGTTTTTTTAAAGTCCTTGTGTTTATATTTATTGTGTATGTCTAGCGGCCTGTTATTATTTATTAGTAACAGGCATTTTTTTAATTAATATTTCCTTCATTGATTTTTTCGCCATTACAAAACTCCATATAAGTCCTACCTTTAAAATTTTTATTTATTGATTTTGTTGTATTGACCATATCATCAAGGAATTTATTGACCCATGGTTCCGTAATACCAAAATGGTGCATCAGGCTTGATATAACAAAGGCAATAGAAATAGAATATATTTCAAAGTTTTTATCCTCATCATATTTGTACTCATGCCTTCCTAGTACCTCAAGGATTTCTCTTTGTATAATATAGACTTCTTCTTGTTCTTTAAGGCTTAGAATTGCTATCGTCATGTTTTACTTTGCTCGCTTCTAATATGACTATTCCATATTCAAGTGCCTCTATTAAATCATCGACATTATAAGGGTCTAATTTAATTTGGCTGACTAGTTTTATTATTTTTTCTCTTGTTTCTTTTTTGCATAATGTATTCATTTTATTTAACCCCAAAGGTCAATGATTATTTGGCGAATTAGGCAATTCCATCGAATCTAAGTCATTTATTAATTCAAGCATTGATTTTTGATATTCGTCTTTTGTGTTGCCGTGTTCGAATTCTTTTATACTCATACTTTTTCCTCGTCTCTACATACATCTTTCTATACATCCATCTTTTACCCACTGTATGGCTTCTTTATGCCCTTCTTCGGCTTCTTGCCAAGTGGAACATCTAGCGCAATATATTTCATGAAAATATTTATCAAAGACCATTGTTTCATAAAGTAAAGGTGCTCCCTCAAATCCCCATTGATGGTCTATTCCAAGACAAACAGTTGATACTAGACAACCCTCAATGATATCTTGAGCAACATGTTTAGTTTTATTTTTAAACATTTCTGTAAATTGTTTGGCCCATATTTCAGTAGAGCAAGGAACAGCATTCTTGTTTTCATCTAGCCTATAAGTACCGCACCAGTCTTTTATTTTCATTATTTATCTCTATTTGTTCATTAATAAATTTGCAATGTCTTTTCATGGTTAAATTAGGTTAATGCAACCATTGTATCACTTTAGCCAAACAATAAAAAGGGCCATCGCCTATATCGATGCAATCATCATAATAACCATTGAAAAAATAAAGGGGGACTAAAAAAGGCAAACTTAATATAACCGTGATGACAAACCATAAAATTACTATTTTATATTTCAGACCCATTTTGCTATGATTTCCTGGCCAATAAAAACCAAGGAAGTCTACATGAAAAGATCAATTTATGTACTATTATTTATCTTGATTAGCACAAGTTCCTACGCATACAGGCTCATTTCTGAAAAACATACGCAATCGCCTAGTGTTAAATCCTCTTGGATTGAAACCAAAGAATCTACAAGTTCTATGCTGCCTTATCATGTTTCGGCTTATGCCTCAGTTGGGGACGCAAATGGTAAATTAAATCAATATATTGATTTGTTGGGCCACCATTTTGTGAGCATCCAAAACATCAGTAATACTAAAAAAAGATATAAATATGGGTTTTTTTTATCGTGTGGCAATGCAACGAGTTCGCATGAGTTTGAGATTGAATTAGGGCCATATGAAAGCCATTATAAAGAGGCAAACCATCATGTTACTTTTCAATCCGAATATTTAGGAGACTTTACAAGTACGGCCTCAACAACAATCAGCGGGGCTGAATCGTATGAGTTTACAAACCATGGCAACGTTGGCATACATAACAAATAAACCAAGGCATTGATATGAAAAAATTAATTTCTATATTATTGTTTTCTGCAATAAGTGCAAATTCTTACGCATTTAAAATCATTTCTCAGGAATTTACACATTCTCCAGGGGCAAAAGCCTATTTCGATAGCCATGCCTATCTCACCCCCGCAACCAACACAACTTTAACACCGAAATATGCGCAAGCGACCGTTGAAACAGAAAACCGCTATGCACTGCAACATGAAAATATTCGCCCATTAATGAGTTTTCATGAAGTCATTCTCTCAAACACAAGCTCTACTTTAAAAACTTATTATTATCATTATTTATTAAAATGTAATGGAGACTTTGCGGAATTTAAGCAGACCATCAGCTTGGAACCCAATGAAAGACGCGTAGAAACTGAGCACATGTTTCTTACCTTTTTACCTGAGGTAATAGGGAAGTTCCCTATTGAGGCCCTTACTGAAGTATCAGGGGCTGAAAAAGCAATTGAAAGCATGCAAAAATCAATTAGCGTGCTTGATAATTAATATAAGAATTTAAAATGGAAATTGTTAAAATATGCAATAAACATGGACATCTCAAAGAAAATGAAATTTACTTTAAATATAACAAATTACTTAAAAAACACTATGCGAGATGTAAATTGTGTTTAAAGGAATATAATCAATCAGAAAAAATGAAAGAATCTATTAAACGATATAGATCACAAGCTTATACTCGAAATAAACGAACAGTATATCAACGAGAATATCGCAAGAGAGAAGAAGTAAAAATTAAACTAAGAAAATATAGTATAACATACTTAAAAAAACCTGAAAAACTTCAACAATCCATAGAAAGACGACGCAACTATTACAATAATGAAATAATAAGAAAAAAACAAAGACTGTATCACAAAAATAAATCAGAAAAATTATCAGATGCCTATATAGCTGTAACATTAAGAATGAATAAAAAAACAATTCCATCGGAATTATTGGAAGCAAAAAGAGCACACCTTAAACTAAAACGCAAATTAAAGGAACTAAAAAATGTCAATAAGTAATGTGGATGAATTAAGGAGTTATTTAGCTAACGAATTAGAAAGAGTAAGTTTGGGCCAAACAACGCCGGCAGCTGCAAATGCGTCAGCTAATTTAGCAGGAAAAATATTATCATCGGTAAAAATGGAATTAGAATACAATAAAATGATAGGCGCTTCACCGAGTATTGGATTTTTAAAAGGACTTACTAATAAAATTAATAAACTTACTCATGATAAAGAAACAGGTGAAGTAAAATAAAAGAAGAAAAACATAACTGAATGGTTAAAAAAATCCCCGCCTTTATCAAAAAGCGGGGACATGTATTTAGTCAGCTTTCAAAAGGACAATTTTAAGATAAGCAGAGTTTGCAGGCGCAGTCGTGCCTAATGTCGGCGCAGCCATGAACACAATGCTGTCCGAAGTATTAGCAAGTTCCAATACATCACCTTTATCAAAATGAACAAAAACATCCGCTACAATCTGATTAGATTTTTGTTCAGGTGAGATAGTGACATTGGCAAACGTTGAGCCAGGTACATAAACACCATTTTTAAACAATGATAATGTCCAGCATTTTAATGGGCTTTCCAGTGGGTTTAGATAACCGCAAATGCCGGTATAAACGTCATACCAACCTGCTTTATTAATAACAATCTTGCCATTTATTGCAGCATTGCTAATGTCAATATTAGCTGTTGCAAATAAAGTGCTTTCCAATTTTACAACTTGGCCTGCCATCAACGCGCCGGGCGAAGCTGTTAAATTTTGGTTTATTTTGCTATAGACTTCCGCAAATTCAGGTTCGCTGCCTTCACATTCGCAAGGGCATTCAACACAGTCCCCTTTTAAGCCTTGGATGCCTTGCTGTCCAGTCTGGCCTGTTTCGCCCTTTTCACCTCTTGGGCCGCGTTCACCGTCAATACCGTCCTTTCCGTCTTTACCATCTATACCGTCACGTCCATCGCGTCCGGGAATGCCTTGAGGGCCAACAGCACCTTGTATTCCAATCCCAGGAACACCTTGAGGGCCTTGTGGGCCAGTGGGGCCAGGGCAACATTTGCAATCACAATCATTTTCATTCGTTGAATGTGTCATTTTAATATCCTTATTAATTGACTTGAATAAATGAGATAAATTTATTTACATAAATTTATATGAACAGCCAATGTCCTTTGACTGCTTAAGTCATATTATCACAATTAGGATTTTTTTTCATTAGAGCTAAAAAAACCATTGCTCATCGTCAGTAAATTATTTTCTATTAAATAAATTAACGTCTTTGCGCGAGCATCCGCTTCTTTATCGGCAATTAACGCAATCATTGGCGGTAAATTAAAATCCTTAAAATAAGCAACCAACCATCTATTATCATGTGATTTACAAATATCTAATTTATAATGAGATTGAGATTTATCATCAGATTGAATAGCGGCAGGAAGCATTTCACCTAGCTCTGAAGAAGTAAAGGCAGAATAAAATTTAATGCTGTATATAATATCAGTCATAGTATTGTTCACAGCATAAGGGAAATATTTAATAGCATAACAATTTTCATCATAATACTCCCAAACAAAAAGGCTTTCTTGTTTTATTCCCAATTCTTTTAATTTTTTTGCCAGTTCTAACGAACAGACTTGATCTGAATGTTTCATTATTCATTTTCGCTATTTAATGAATGTGCTTTTAATTTCTCTCTTAATTCTTTATTTTCTTCCGATAAAATACGGAAGTTATCTTTATACATTGTTAATTCAACATTTTCTAAATATTGATGGTGCTCAATATCATCCCACCTATTATAACGTTCTTTATCTATTTTATATTCTGTAAGAAAATATCGATATTCAATAATACTATAAACCAGATTAGCTATAAATATACCTAATGCTATTTTAAGACCATCATTTTTAGGCCACAAATAAATAAAATACGATGAAAATAAGCACGTAGAAAAACAAAGAAGCACCATACTTCTAATTGTTCTTATCATTTTTTTTGAAAATTTAACATCTGATTCAGCTATTGATTTTCTAAATTCGGAATGGTTCATTAATTATTCTCATTAATTTCATAACACAAAAAATCCCCCTTCTTATACAAGAATTGCATGGGATAAACAATGAATTTATCACCGCAAAACCTTGGTGTTAAATTGCCATATTCATTAATAAAATAGATAGAATATTCATCAGAATTAAAACATTTTTCTTTTATTTCATTAAAACTTTCTTCCGTTCCGAGATATTCAATTGCTTGCATCTTTTTAAGCCTAAGGTCTTTAATAGTACAATTCATGACGTTGCTTTTTCCCAAATACTCTCAATAATAGATATTTGTTTTTCGGTCAGATTAGACAACTGAGATAGTTTTTTATTTGCAAAACCATTGATGAACCCCTGTTCCCATGGGTTTAATTTATGCGATCTTTTATAGCAATCGACAATAAGCTGCCTTATCTCATCAAGATCATGCTCTGGAAAATGATACGACACCTTTTTCCCTTATCTATATTCAGTCAAACGCGGGTCGGCCTTTGAAACATCATACGTCCTTTCACGCTCATCAATGGTTGAATCATAACGTGTTGTCTTTCTAGGTTTTTGCAAACTTGCTTCCTTTATTTTCATGATCTGCCCATTGTCTTTGATCTCTCTTGGCCTGTGGTGCTTCATTTGCTTGTCCCAGATTGATTTAATCCATTGCTTCCTGGTATGCGTTTTTCAAAATCATTTTGGTACGGCACGTCATACATCGGCACTTCGGATTCTTCCATGACTTTTGTGCCTTTTGACATTTCCTCATAAGACAAGTCTCGTGGTTTCATATTAGATTTCCCCAAAAATAGTTTTTGTTTTTGGTGCAGGCGGATTAAATGTTAGTTCTTTTCTAACATTTGCACCCGTGTTTGCAACATCTTTTATTCTCTGGTTTTGTTTATCACGTTCTTCCTTTGGGTTTCCGTTATCTGCTGGTAATGGCATGCTATTATCTCCTATTTTCTTCCTACATAAATTTTGCTTTTTGCATGTTGCGCTATCCTGTCATCAATGCTTTGCTTGGGTAAATCTGGCATAACATCGCTTGATGTCCTCTTTGATGGTGCAGGGGCTTTTGTCACTAACTTTGCTTTCTTCATTCTTTCTTCAAGCCTTCCAACTTCAGCGATTTGCGCATAAGGGTCATTGATCTTTGATATGCGCTCAAGCTCGGCTGCATGGTTTTTACAAGCTGAATAAACGAAAGCTGCCGGGTCTTGCATTGTTCTTGTGGCCATCATCATCGCCGATGTTATCTGTTTGCCTGATACAACCTTTTCAAAATCATTGTAACGGTTTGTCCCACTAACAAATTTTTCCTCAAACTCTTGCTGTGTTGCTTGTTCTTTTCTTTCCCATTCCTTATGTCTTTCGGCCTCAACGGCTTTCTGTTCTTGCTGCCTTAGCTTTGTGAATTCCTTGCCAATAAATTGGCTCAGTTGCACTTCCCATGTGTCCTCACTGGTGGGGTCTGCCTGAAAGTCTTTTGCCGCTTCCTGAACATCTTTTCGTTGTTGCTCAGTAGCTTGGGAATGTCTTTCCTTTAATCTTTTACGAATAATATTTTGTACTTCTTCTTCGCTATAAAGCTTTGGCTTTGGTATTTCATTGCCGTATTCATCAACATGCTCAGGTTCTTTTTTTTCTGCTTCAAGTCCTTTTTCATCATCTAACTTTGGTTCATCTTCATTTTCTTGTTGTTCTTTTTGCTCAGGTACTTGTTTGGTTTCTTCAACAGTCTCAAGAAGCCCTTCTTTTTCAACAACGATTTCTTTTGCTTCGGGCGGTGAGGTGATGCCAAGCTTTTGGTTTTCCATATTAACAATTAAATCATCTGCACTTTTTATTGCTGTTTTTCCCATGCGTTGTTTTCCTTTTTGTGCATCAATAACTTCGTAAAATTATCATGGTGCATTGTTTTTAAATCAACTTCAGCTCTTGTCATTTCTGCTGAATATCGCATCTCTTGTTCTCTTAATTTTGTAGCGGCCTCCAGTTTTTTATTTTCAAGTTCGTGCATATGCACGGATATGTCTTGTCCTGTTTGCACGGCTTTCAATTGTAGTTCTTTTTCCTTCATAGTTATTTCTTGTACTTTCAATTGATATTCCATCATTGCTACTTGCTTTTTATGCTCCAGTTCTTGCATTTTTATTTGCATCTCTGGCGGTATTTCAGGCTGTTTTGGCGGCAACGGCTTGCCCGTCTTGCCTGCTTCCACTATCTCAGGCGGAATGACTGTTCTCACCCTGTTTTTCATTTCAATATTGTTTGCCATTGGCAGATTGTCAATGTATAGGTCTGCAATGAGCCTAAACAGTGACGGGTCAGCTTTAAGTACAGATTGCATGGATTCAAGGTTTTCCATTTTTTGGCCTTCAAACGATGCACCTGGCAATAACCTGACTTTATAATTTCCATCACGCATGTTGTTTTCAATGGCTGAACCATAGATATCAGCTTGCTTGTTCAAAACAACTTCTTTTGTTCCCGTGTCCGGCATGTGTAAAGATACTTTTCTTTCCGTATCATAAACAATAGGTATCATTTCATTGATGATCGTGCCGCAACAGGCTATTGCCCTGTTGAGTGCATCAAAAGGCACATAAGTGTTGTAATTACCGCGGCGAGTACGAGCATCAATAGCTGTTCCTGATATTTCATTTCCTTGTTCTCCCATTTGTGTGCCATACATCCCAGTACATGACTCAATATCAGACATGGCGCGTTGATACTGCGTTATTAATGACATTGGCAATTCAGCAGGTTTTAATTGTATAGGGACATTGCCATTGGGCGACTCATCATAAGTCAATCCGCCTCTTGCAGTCGAAGGGTCTCGCCATATTAACTCTGTGTCAGGTGACCTTACATTTGCTTTGCTTACTAAATATTGGTCATACCTCGTGACGCGCATGATATAGGCGCTTTGTGTACCGATATAATTAAGATAACGTTGTGAGTCCCGCGCATCTTTTATAAATGGCCGGCAGATTTGTTTTCCTGATTTTTCATAATAAGAGTTTTGGTCTACAAAAATAACAGGCAATTGCTCGGACGGGAAATCTCTTTCTTCCAAGATAAATTCGCCTGCGCAGAGTTTGTATTCAATCTTATATTCTGGGACTTGGCGTGTTTGTTCGATAGTAACATAATCCATCATATAAGGGTTGCTTGTATCTACCAGCATTTCCTTATCATCTACCATGACCTTATCAAAGCTATCCAGTTCTTTTTTATCCACTGTCCGGCCATTAGACAATTGATAAATGGTTTTGGTGCTATAAATACGCTGATAGTCCCTGATGACTGTGATTTCTTTGTCGTTTGAAAATATCCACCCAGTCGCCGAACCCTCATCGTAGTTTGCTTGTGTCCCGATTTGTTTTTCAATGTCTTCGCCGTATTCTTTAGCAAACATCTTGCGTGACATGCGAAAACGCTGCCCTGCCCGCATGCCATCGGTCTTTGACGGGCTTTCTGCTGATATGTCCCAATAGCAATGCGTGGGGTCTTTGACTTCCCTTAAAACAATAACAAGATCAAACGACCGGTTGTCTTTGTATTCCGTATCAATTAAAAACGCACCGAAGCCGCCAATAGATGCTTGTTGAAATGCCGTTTGATAGACCCGTTTTGAATCTGAATTTAACGAAATGTCCTTAACAAGTGCTTCGCGCACCTTTGCTGTTTCAAGTGGCACGCCCTCATCGGGGACTACTTGCAGGTTCGGGGTGTTTTGCCGCTGCTCGCCAAGCAAATGATTAATAAGAGGGGCGAGCTTGTTGAATGATAAAGGTATTTTTTTATAGTCAATGAATAATTTGCTTTCGTCTTCCGTCCATTGGCTGCCCATGACAAAACTAACAAATTCATGGTATTGTTGTGTATTGAACCGCCAGTTATCGTCCCATTTCTTAATAAACTCACGCAGTTCCTGCGTAAATTTAGCATCTTGCTTTACCATAGTAAGCCGTCCTTGCTGGTCCTTGCTTTCGGAAATTGTAGCATTTTTAGAAAAAATATATATCCTTGGGTTCGAATTTTAAGGAGAACAAACAATGTGGGAAAAAGAAAGCATTACTGAAAAAATATTGCAGCACAAGGAAGCCTATGAACTGAGAGGATGGAAAGTGCCGCCTTATAGATTGACCGGCAGTGAACATAAGGAGCTATTAAATTCGGCAAAAAAATTGATGGTAAACTATCAAGGCATTATAGGTAATTTTTCTGGCGTACAATTACAACTGGTTGCATTAATGGAAAATATTTATTAAAAAAACATTCCTGGCCTAAACACGGGCACAGTCGTCACTGGGTTTGTTGTTTGGCTGGATTCATAGAACCCTGAGAAAAACGTGAGCGATAGCGCATCCGCCGTATCAGGGCTTGCCATGCCGCGCGCCTTTAATTCATCCTTTGACTCTATTTGCAGCCTACCAGACGAATCGTATTTATAGCCAAGATTGCAAAGATCACCATGCAGCGTATCATCATCAGGGATTTGCACAGGCATTTCTTGTATGAGCCAGTCTTTCATATTGTCCCACAGTTCAGCGCGCAGGTTCCTGTATTTGTCTTTTTGGTTTGCTGTTCGGGCAACATTAATGCCTTCCACAAAATAAAAGTTTTGTTCGCGCAAGCGGTCAACAACGCCCGCACCTACGCCAATACAATCAATATAAACTTTCCATGGCCTTTCTTTTTCAATGATGTTTTTTAATAGCCCCGCAATTTCCATTGTGTTCATGTTCTTATGGGTCTGCAAGTTATAGGCAACTCGCCCCTTTCGTCTGATGATTGCTGTACGGTCATTATCACTTACCGCAACATCTACACCAATAATTAATTTTTCTGCACTGTTGTTATCAATGTTTTGTTTTCTCGCTTTAACAACATGGCGAGCATTAATAAAAACATTCGCAATGGGGTTTAAAAACGCTTCAGTTGATGACGACGGGTATTCCTGCTTAAACGATTCCGTTGCAAGCTCTTTGTCTCTCGATTTATTTATCTTAAGCCTTCGCCATGCAAGATGCCGTTTTGTCATTCCGTCATTTTTGTGTGTATTATATAAAAAATCTTCTTCTTCGGTCAGGTTAAAACCTGTATCACTTGCTGTATATTCATCTTGCCAATACCAGGGAATGAAAATAGCGATGTATTCACTTCCGCCCCTTTCTGCGCCCTGCCACATATTATAAAAATAATTGCCGATGCCGTTAGCTGTGCTCTCCAAAATGATCTCTGTACCTGGTTCATCGCTCACTGCGTTTAATGCGCCCTTGTCGTGTTCGTCTGCATTTGGCCAGTGAGCGACTTCACTGTTATGGGTTGCACCGTGGATGGTACAATAAGAATGGTCTTCATGGTTTATTTCAAAATCATATACTTCATGCTTTCCAGCATATGAAATAGAAATCAACCTCAGCCAAGCGTAGCCCTCTGATATTTCTGTTGTAGTAGCGGCATATCGCTCAATAGAACCCGTTTTACGGTTTTTAATGGGAACACTTGGCTTGTCAATTTCCAGTGCAAGTTGATAAGCCCCATTTCCACATAATGAAAAAGTATATCGTTCTTTTTCATTTCTTCCATGCCTTGTTCCAGCTTCTTTATATTCAATGGATGCCCAGCCATAGCCCAACGAAGCCGTAATCTCTCTTAATGGTAGTGTTATTGCAGGGCAAATTGACGATGCCCTTACTCGTCTATCTGTATCATAACTAGAGCCATCACCTGATATATAGCCATGTAATAACCCTCTACAAAAAGACTCGCCCATTAAATGCCAATCATACGGAACATGTTTATTTGTTGTCCGTCCGCATAAATCGTTTATTAGTCTTGCAAACCTACTCCCGTAAATGGTTACTGTGCTAGTTAAAGAATTTCCTCTGTTTTTTGTTTTTATTGATGAATAAAACTCATGAAAATAAGACAACCATTTTACAGTCCTTTTTAGTTCTTTACGGTGAACAGTAAATAAAACATAAGACGGAAGAAAAGGATGTTTACTTTGTAATTTAATGTGGCCTTCCGCAAGATATAATCCTATGATTCTGCCAAACTCATAATTGATATTTATATTATCAGGACATATAAATTGTTTTCCGCCACCTTGCTTTCTTATTTCTGGTTCAGGAACAAATAAATAATTTATCTTTTCTGTTATTTTTTTAATAGGATACCCGATAACATCATCGGATTTAAAATCCTCTAGTTTTTTCCATCCCTTTTTAGTCCAAAACTTATGCTCACCAGTAGCAATAAGCGGGAATGCTGTAAGGGTCCTTAACTTAACAAACAGACATTCTTTTGTTTGTTTTGAAATAAAAGAAATAGGGGCAATTTCATTGGTATGAGTTTTTACCATATCACCCACATTAAAATCTTCTATATTTTTAACATCTCCTTTTAACGGGTCAATTATCTTTGTACCCTTTGCTAAGCAGCCATGAAACAATTGTATGGTTGATGACCTGCCCGCCCCCGGGTTTCCGGCCGTGCCAACTGAATAACTTGACTGGTATTTTTCAAAGACAAGCTCTTTACTTGATACGCGATCTGCTTTTGTTGCAAGCCCACGCGGCAAATAATCATAATAACGCTTTGTCATCTCGAACAAATTTTTTGTCGCCTCTGCTTCATGCGTCAAGATGTAGGCTTTTGTCCCCATGCGCGTGATGATCTTGTGAAAGTATCTTGCCTGTATCATGGTTGATAGGCCTTGTTGGCGGCCTTTCAATACTAGCGCTCGGACTTTTCCTATGTCTTTTAATTGTTGCTCAAGGCGAGAGTGCGCATAAAGTTGTGCGCGGTTCAGTTTGAGCTTTGCAAGCGAGCCTGATTTTGTCCTAATGGTCAAACAATCAGGGGCAAACAGAGTAAAGTCTCTTACGATGTCCCGTAATTTTTTTTCATCCATATATTACAATTCATCGCGGTGCTTGCTAATAAAGTCTTCTTTGTCTTCATCATTTTTAACAGCCCTGTCACCGTATAGCCGAGGAACAAGCTTTGCTGCTAACCATTTTCGTGTATCAATGCGTAAGCGAGAGCGGTTTACCCATTCAGCATTATATGTTTCTTTTTCGTTTTCGTTTTCATCAACTTTTATGATGGTATCTTTTGACGTATCATCAGCAATTTCGAGTATTTCATCAACCAATGTTTCTATCTGGTCAATCTTACTTTGCGCGTAGGCGATACGAAATTCTTCATGTTTCCTGCGCCAAATGTTAATATTTTTTGGGGCTGGCCAATGTGGATTTTCCTTGCATAAAGTTTCTAGCCCTTTGCTGCTGCTAGCAATAGCATCACAAATTTCCTTTGCTAATTCAGGCGTATATTTGCTTGGTCTTCCCGCGGGCATATCTCACCTCAATAATAATCATCGATGTTTCATTTGGTTATTATATAGCCAAAAACTTATAAAAATCAAAGGCAATCACAAATATAAAACAATAAAATAAACCGCTCAGCAGTTGACAAGATGATATTATGGTATTATAGTATGACCATGCTAAATAAAGGGGAGTTAGAAATGAGAATAATTGATCGTGATATAGCGTTTTACATTGACTGCAGGGAAAAAGCATCATTTGACTTAATGTGGTCACGTCCAGATGATGAGAAAAGAGCAAAAGAAATACGAGATGCACATACTAAGATCATCTCCAGTCTTAATGAATTAAAAACTTTATTCGATAATAAATAATCAATCGACGGGTAGTTTAGAATGAACACAATTGATCGTGATATAAATTTTTATACTGGTTGCGTGGAAAAAGCCGCGACTGATTTAATGTTGACAAATCCGGACGATGAGAAAAAAAAGAAAATATACAGGGCGTATTGGCATGTTGCTGCAAAGTTAAGACATTTAAAAAGAACGCTTGAACAAAATAATAATTAATCAATTGGAAGAACAAAAATGAGAAACACATTTGGCGGAACATGTTACCGCTGTAATCAATATGTAAAACCGTTTGCTGGCCATTTTGAAAAGATATCTAGTGATAATGGAAAACCAACCAATGTCTATAAAAGATGGAGAGTGCAACATGCTAGTTGCGCGATAGAATTTCGCGAAGCAACTAAAGGTGAGTAAAAATGACAGAACAAGAAAAAATTATTATCACAAAATATGATCTTCTTTACGAGCAAAGGATGACACGTGTTGAGACAGTATTGGAGACACTTGCGAAAGATGTCACCGAAATAAAAAAAGACATTAAATCAGATTTTCGTTGGTTATTAGGCATCATCATCGGCAGCAATGCGGGACTGTTTGCTTTAATGGCACATGGGTTTAAATGGTTTTAAAAATAGAAACGAGGAAAGTAAAAATGAAAGACAATACACAAATGTTGATCACAAAATACGATCTACTTTATGAACAACGTATGACGCGCGTTGAAACAGCCATAGAAAACATAGCCAAAAATTTAGAGGGTTCTAATAAAAGAACAGAGGAGACCTTAAAAGAACTAAAAACAGATTTCCGCTGGCTGGCATTGATCATGGTAGGCGGCTTTGGCAGCTTGTTTGGATTAATGGCACATGGATTTAAATGGTTCTAAGACATAAAACCGCTAGTCAATATTAGCGGTTTTAAAGCCCGTTATCTGTAAGGCATGAGTATTTTCTCAATTAATCGTGTACATTCGGGATGAAGTTTATCAAGTCCAGCCTTTAGTTCAAAAACCAGTCCTATGGCTGTTTTCATATCATCTGCCATGTTACGGCCATAGCGATCATCCACATAGGCCCGTTGAGTACAACAGTCCGTTTTATCTAAAGAGTGACACTGTAAATCAGATAACATGATATTTCCTTGGTTTAAATGGTCCTAGTTTATAATGTCGATACTGGTAGTTTTTCAAGCCATTCAAGCTTTATGTTTATCTCGGCCGTTGTCGGCATTTTAAAACATTGGTGCTCTTTAAACCATTGCGAGAACATGGCCTCAAGCCCGCTTATTTTTCCAAGTGCATCAGGGTCTGTTAGCACGGCCTGGGCGACTTCCTTGAGGTTCACAGGGTTGACGTTTAAGGCGTTCCCCAAAAGGTTGATGCCAAACATTGCCGCAGCACTCGCGACCGGCGAGCCTATTGCGCTTGCGATAGAAGGCGCGATCTTTTCAATAATTGGCAGCGCCTCTGAAAATATTTCCTTAAACATGGTATTCCCCTTCTTCCATGGCACAGGCCAATTTTTCTGCACGGCCTTTGGTTTGTTTCGCCCACTCGCTATCGAGCATTTCCTTAGCTGCATTTTTATGGTCGCTTTCAGCCAGAAAGCCCAGCATTTTTTTGAACGACAAAAACTTTTTATATCCCATGAAACACATATCAACAAGGACGATCTGCCGGTCAATGTTTAAGTCCTTGAACCAGAAAAAATCATCCATCAAGCGATTATAAAAATAGGCAACGTCTTGGTTGTACTGCGTATCTACCCATTCGTCTGACAGCCCTCTTGCAGTCAAATTATAACCAATCCCGATCGTTATATTGCCCAGCCCGTCATCGTATGGAAAGTTCTTTCTGCCTTCATGCAGCACCAAAGACCGCTTCAATTTTGCCTGCATTTCCTGTGTCATCATGAGCACTATCTCCGTTTAAATCCAGCGAAAAAACAACATCACACGCCAAATTGCAGTCATTGCAAACATAATAACTTGCACAATCATTGCTCGCACAATATACAACATCCTTGCAGCATTTTGATACTAACATCCTGTTTCCCTTGCTAACTTGATAAATATTTAATCACAAAGTCCCTGGCTGCTTCAAAGCCGCGGATGATCTCTGAGCAATACCCTTGGCTGCGCAAATATGCCTGCCAGGCCAGTTGGTTGTCCTGTGTCTTCCCCCCTTCCAGCGGCTTTAGCTCGATATAAAGCCCGTGGTAGCCGCCGCGAGGCACGGGAATTTCAACATCAGGAAACCCAGGTGACATGCCCAATTGCTTTAGCCTGTCGCCCTGTTTCGTTGGCCTTTTTCCGGCATTTGGGCTAGCATGGTGCCAGATATTTTCCTTTCGCAGCCATACAACCAGCTTGATCTGTTCCTCAGCCTCTGGATACCGTCTTTTCTTCTTCCGCTTTAAACCCGCTAAATTTACTCCACAATCAACGATCGTATTGCCTGCTACCCTAGCCGCATTTTTTGGAGATCGTTTCTCTGCGATCAAATCTGCCCCGCTTTCTTGGGTTCCGTAAAGGCTTTTCAAACCCTCCGCGTAATTCCGCTTATACTTTGCCGATTTATACGCCCAATCGTTCATATTTTGACCTCCGTGTTCTACGTAGAACATTCAAATGCTTCCTTTATCCCGTCATCCGTGTACTTCGCAATCTCCCGCAATACCTCAAGCTCTTCTTTGTCACCGTAAAACTTCTTTGCGATTTGCTTTAGCTTCGTAAACTGGCGGCTTACGTCTTCGTGACAGTCCACCCATGCTTTTTCGCTAAAATAAATAACTTTCAACCTTTTGCATACCCTTGCACCCAACTCGATCGCTTCCATGCGAATCCTCTTTTGCGCAATTATTTACTGCCTCAACAAGCGTTTCCATTGAAACAGAACATACATACCATTCGTCCTTGTATACATAAAAAACACATCCACCCCTTGAGCCACAATAATTATTAATATCCTCATGGATTGTTTTAATTACTGAAAGCCTTACCGTCGAGTATCTCCATGAAGTAATAAGATCACCTTCAAAAACAGGTTTACCGCATATAACAAAATTGCATTTTATCTCATCTTTTTCATCAAATTCATTCATTTAACAATCTCACAGATAAGCTTCTATTTTATTTATTCCTGGTTTGAAAGCCTTCCTTGCTGGCATTTCCTTCAATAAAAATTCCCTGAATCTTTTATCAAAATCATAATCTTTAACATCATACTTTTTCATTACATCAATAAATCTCCTGATCAGATACATTCCTGTCTTTCCTGTAGCCATTGCCGTCTTGTCAGCAAGTTTCTGGTTTTCATGGCCTGGATAGAAATTATCACAAATCAGCCCGCGTTCTTTGCGGGAAGTCATTGGCTGTTTGTTTATAATGTTAGTTTCATGTTCTTTAGGCATTGTGGATAACTCAATAACCTCTTGATTATAAATATTTTTATTTACATTATTTTCTGTAATTAGGTGGTCTTTTGGCCACCTACTAGGTGGTCTTTTGGCCACCTTTCTCACTTTATTAGGTGGCCTTTTAGCCACCTTTTTTGGCTCGAAAATGATGCCATATCCATCAATTGTGGATAACTTTTCACGACGATTCTGGGAATAATTGATAAGAAAAGATGCAGGACGATAAAGATTTTTTCTCTTGTCGGAAGGATTCGGGATAACCTCGATCAATTGTGTTTCAACGGATTTTTTTGTCATGGTTTTTATGGCATCCGGCTTTATGTCCATCTCTTCAGCCAGTGTTTCCTGGCTTACCCATGTATAAGGATCGCTTCCTATCCGGCAAGCAAGCGTAAATAAAAACCCCCTCATTGATGATGAGATATGCAGTATTGTTTTTTCACCTGTTTTTTTGTCAATTTTTATTAAATTGTTTTCACGAAGAAAAAGACCTAGATCCAATAACATACTCATCCTGAATTCCTTTGAGTTAGGGGTTGACCAAATCCGTAGGCACCGTATAATTAGAGGTGCGCAGGGTTGGATGCCCGAATTGTTAACCCACTCTTGCATCAACAGGAGTGGGGCTTCTAAAAACCCTAGTTTAATCTAACTCTCATCAATTTCCCATTTGTGTTCTTACACATAATTTATTCCTTTATTTTAACCAGTTATTTTAAATGCCAGTGCTACCGCCACCGCTGCATAAAACTTCAACAGCACCAGTAGGGCCTTCTTTTTTGCCTAACAATATATTTCGCAAATAATTAAAATCTTGCTCGAAGGTTTCTTTTTCATCGGATTTATAAAACCATTCGGGATTATATTCCTCGCCAACTTGATATAAAAAAATCTTGTAATATTCAATTTCACCCTTATTTTCATCATAATTCGTATACGCAAAAACCCTTGTTAGTAAGGTTTTATTAAATATCCCGTCTTTAAATTCAAAAAACATTTTTTTCTCCAATAATATTGCAAAGTGATTACATTATATGATACTATCAATAAAAATCAATCATTTAGAAAACAATTTAAGGTGAAAATATGACCGATATAAAATCATTACAAATACGCATCCCAAAAGAGCTATGGGCGTTTGCAAAGAAAAAAGGCATTGACCGGGAAATCTCCTTTAATATGCTAATAGTAGACCTGCTCAGAAAATATAAAGAAAAATGCGAAAAGAAATTGACAAAAGATGATACCACGGTATCATAGTTGGACTGATAAACAACGAGGAAATATAAATGAAAACGTCTACCTTCAACGCAATAACTTACGCAAATAAATTAAAACAAGCAGGATTAGATATAAAAATAGCGGACGTGCAGGCAGAGGAAATGTCTAATTTTATAACAGGAACATTGGCAGCGAAGGAAGATTTAAAAAGCCTTGAATGCCGGATGATAATTAAGGTGGGCATTATGATGGTTGCACAAAGTACATTGTTATTGACGATAATAGGATTATTACTAAGAAAATAAACTAAAACTTTAACAGATAACAGGCTGTAACCCGTTATCTGTTTACCAACCCTAATATAAACTTAAAGGAGTCGTACATATGGGCAGTCCCATTGTAAACAGTAATTTGTTTAATTTTCAACTAGTCAATGAACCACCAGCCTATTTTAACGTATCATATATACGAGAAACGGTAGAAAAATACGGACTGGAAGACGCCAATGAAGGCGATATGGACGGGTCAAGGAGTGACAAATAATGAACATCAAAAAATATATCAGGCTCATGCTGCTAGATGATTACGCCATTAAATTTCATGATGGTTACCAGCTAGAAGTCTCATCTTTGGCCAAACACGACAAGCAATGTTTCTTTGATAATGCACTCGCAAATGATGAAGTTTTGCAAGAGCTTATTGAAGACCGCCTGCAAGAATTAATCGACCGCGAATTGTCCTTGATCGAACGTGAAGAAAAGTACGAAAAAGGGCTGCGTCCAAGACAGGACGTAATAAACGGTGAAATCGTTTGGGAAAGGGGGACAGTGTAAATGTTTACGATACGAAAAGCAGAAAAAAAACAGTCAAAATTACGCATGGCATTATTAGGCGTATCAGGTTCAGGAAAAACAACAGGTGCAATTAATATTGCGTTTGGCATGGGACTAAAACCTGTCATCATTGATACAGAAAACAAAAGCGCAGACCTGTTTGCAGACATGGGTGATTTTGATGTCCTTGAGTTAGACAACCCATTCACACCTGAGCGCTATATTAGCGCCATAAAAACATGTGAGTCTGCAGGGTATGAAATAATCATCATTGATTCGCTCTCGCACGCATGGTCAGGTGAAGGCGGCGTCCTTGATATGCAAGATTCAGCAACCCAAGCATCAAAAAGTAAAAATTCTTATATGGCATGGAAGCAAGTCACACCTTGGCAAAATAAATTAATCAATACTATTTTACATTCAAAGGCACATATCATCGTAACAATGCGGGCAAAAACACATTATGAAATCATGGATGACGGTAACGGACGAAAAAAACCTGTTAAGTTAGGGCTTGCTCCAATACAACGTGAGGGGCTTGATTATGAATTTACAGCGGTCCTTGAACTCGACAAGGAAAGTAAAATTTATTCATCATCCAAAGACAGAACAAAACTGTTTGAAGGCAAGAACGAAAAACTTTCAAAAGAAACAGGCGAAAAATTATTGGCATGGTTGAATGACGGGCGTTCATTAAAAGACATTGAGGACGAAGAAATTGAAAGAATAAAAAATAATTTATTATCAGCAAGCAACATTGATTTTCTTCGTCACGAATATGCCATCGGAAAAAATAAATATCCTTCTATGGCGGATGAATTTTTATCTCTCTGTAATCAAAGAAAAATGACCTTGCAAAATGGGGGGGCACATTAATGAAAAATTTATCGTTGTGGGAAATCAAAAAAGAACACCATCAACTTTTATCACAACTCTATGATTATGAAACAGGTGAGATAAACGAGGAAGCAGACAGACAATTAAAATCACTTGCAATCACAATTGAGGAAAAATGTATAGCCTTGACGAACTGGGTCAAAAAGCTGGAAGCTGAACGTAACCAGATTGCATATATGAAAAAAGAAATCCTGGAACGTGAGGCCGCCTATGACAGAGAAATTGAAAAGCGCATGGATTATCTTAAGAGCAATATGGAGAGCTTGGCTATCCACGAAATCCGATGTCCGTATTTCACTGTCCATATCAAGAAAAACCCCTATGGAACGGAAATCATTGATGAATCAAAAATCCCGCCAGAATTTATGCGTACACGACAAATCATCAAAAGCGAAACAAAGCCAGATAAAAATGCCATTAAAGAAAAAGTCCTCGCAACTGGAATACAAATAGAGGGCGCACGTGTCTCACAAAAAACAGAACTGAAAATTTCACTTAATAAAATATAGGAACTTGTCCATGAAATTTACACCGTACACCGAAGAAGAAATAATGGAACTTGACCAGCGGTTTTTATGTCCGGAAGGTATCTATCCATATCGTGTTGCAACGGTAGAAGATGCAATTTCGAAATCAGGAAATTCTTATACAAAAATAACATTAAAGGTATGGGACAAAACCGGAAAAGAATATTTAATATTTACCAACATGGCATTTGCAAAACTGCTAAAGCATTTTTGTGATGTTAATGGCATGACAGAACAATATAAAACGGGCGAGATATCCGCTTTTCAATTTAATCATAAGTCAGGGGGGCTTGTTGTTATTAAAATTGAACCTGAAAAGCCAAACCCAAACGGCGGCGTCTACAAAGCAAAAAATGTGGTTGTCGATTATGTCCGCGCCGAAGGTGAAGTGACCATACAAACAGGAACGGCTAATGCAAATGCGGATGTCCCGCAAGATTTTTCGGATGATATCCCGTTTTAATTGACATATACTTGTTCTGTTTCTATATGAAAATACTCCCTGTTTTTTCATATGGTCCTTCCTTATCAAAGGCGCGACCTATTATCGCGCCTTGATTATTTTTGTCAGTCTTCGTCCTTCTCTTGCGTCAATATGTGAACATGCTACAATCTTGACTAAAGGAAATATATTGACTTATCAAGGAGCGATGATCATATGTCAATTACATCAATTACACGAGACTGGGGCCCTAATCCCTCTATTGTTAGGATTGTCTCAACAAACACCTTGGCGGAAGTTGGAACAGCCGGTTATCTGACCGATGAAGCCGACAATATAATTGAAATAAATGCAGGCCCGTTTGAATGGGCGGTATCTGATATGGTACTGGTCTATGCAAGTGACGGCTGGGGGTTTTTTACCATCTCCACTGACTTTACCTCATTAGATGCTTTTGTGTTCGTACCAGGTGTGACATTGCCTACCGTTGTTGGTAACTTGGCAGAGTTTGATAGTGTTGGCGGCAACCTTGCAGATTCAGGCATTGCATCCGCAGACATTTTACAAACTGCCTTGGCAAGCGGCCATATTTTTGTTGGCAGTGCAGGCAACATTGCAACCGATGTAGCCATGTCCGGCGATGCGACCATGGCAAACACTGGGGCCTTGACGATAGCGAACAATGCTATCACAACGGCAAAAATTTTAAATGCCAATGTGACCCTAGCAAAACTGGCGGCCGGCATTACACCAAGTCATATCGTAAAATTTGCAGGCCAACCGACAACGGTAGGCGGTGCAGCAAGCGAGGCATTCACAGTAACAGGTGCGGCCGCGACTGACCTTGCCTTTGTCCAGGTTGTGGACAATGGCACAAACAATGTGACTGTCTTGCAGGCCGTTGTTACTTTGGACACACTGACAATTACATTCAGCGCAGACCCTGGTAACGATTGCATATTCAATTATCAATTACTGCGTGCCGCAGCGTAAGGAGATTTTCATGGCAAATTACAGCAATGCAGACGGTGTTAGCGGGGCAGTGGAAAATGAAAGCTACTGCATGCCTTCATGGCAAAAACGAAACGTAGACGAAATGACAAAAATGATGGGCTACCATGATATGTCAGACCTTGCGAATACTCCTCGTCCGCCGACCCAAATGAAAGCAGAAAAACGAAATGTCCAGCTTGAACCTAAAATGCCCGCCCCAAACAGCAATGGCGGAAAAGGAAGCGCATAT